TAACAAGTTGTAACAAGGACGATTTACAGAGGAGAAGGACGATTTACAGAGGAGAAGGACGATTTACAGAGGAGAAGGACGATTTACAGAGGAGAAGGATATAATAAATATTAATTACCTTATATTCCAATATGAGAATATAAGAATATAAGAATATAAGAATATGAGAATATAAGAATATAAGAATATAAGAATATGAGAATATAAGAATATGAGAATATAAGAATATGAGAATATAAGAATATGAGAATATAAGAATATGAGAATATAAGAATATACTTCAGGGTTTAGTTTTTGAAATTTTGAGGAAATATTTTTTGTTATAAGTTCGTTACAAGTGGATTTTGGTTCATGTAACAAAGTTGTAACGATCTTGTAACAAGGACCATGAGCCAAGATTCATGATCCAAAAATCCCGATCCACAATCCACAATCTAAAAACCCCAATCCCAATATCCATTATCATGATCTGGGCTGCAGAATTTACTCCACAGAGCAAAAGGGTCCGCCAATGCAAACTTTTCCGTTTCCAGTGGATCATTATTCAACCCTATACCATGGGCCTCTTCGTTTATTGGAGGGGAGGACCTCCCTATATAGGGCTAGGGAATCCTTCCATCTACGCCAGGCCATGATTCTTTTCACACAAACATCATTAGATTTTCATTATTCATACAATATTATGAGATTATAGGTGTTATTTCAATCGCCCTATAACGTGATTCTATCCATCTAGTAAATAATAAAGAAAAAGAAATGATATAATAATACTTCATTGGCTTTTAATCTCTAAGATAGGGCCGTACAGGAGTATCATATATTAGAATAATAGAATATTACCAATAAAATGGGGAATTTTTGATAAAACTGGAGATACAGAGAATTTGTGATGAAAGAATCACGAATTGGCGTAGATGGGATGATCCCCTTACCCCTATAGGTCAAGCTCCTCCCTCCAATAAACGAAGAGGCTCATGGATCAGAATTATTGGTGTTATCTGTGTTTTACTTGATATATAATCATCTTATAGGAGGAATTATGATCAGCATATGTAACTATTGTAAGGGAGAATTTGAGCAGGATGATGTTCAATTAAGCCGGAGGAAGATCTATTGCAGTGATCAATGTAGGCATGATCAGCATAATCTCTACATGAAGATGGAACGTAAGGCAGGTATCAAGGAGAAGGTATGTGCCTTGTGTCAGACGAAGTTTATGCCTAAAACAAGATCTAAGAACAAAGTATACTGTTCTTATGGGTGTTATTGTAAGGTAAAGACGATGCGTAAGAAGACACAGTTTGTGAGTCCAACCCCCGTGGCGCGCGAGTGTACTAGTTGTCGGAAGACGTACATGGCCACGCGGCCAAAGAGTCAGTATTGTTCTAGTTATTGCCGGGTGAAGTTTGCTAAGACAGCCTTTAGCCTAGGGCTTTCTGTAGCAGAGTTGCAGGCGATGCCACAACCGGAACCAATTGCAGTTAACACAGAGCCTGTTTCAGGTTCTATGATACCTCCAAAAGAGACTCACCTCTGTATCCGATGTAAGAAAAGTGAGGTCCCGGATGCGACAGTAGAGTATTGTGACCCATGTGTATATGAGATGCAGCGGAAGGTAGAGCAGGAGACAATTGCTAGGTTAACAGGTAAATAGCCAATGTTATTGGTCTAACGCCAATTATTGGTGTTTATTTCCCTGATTACGTGATATAATTAACACGTGGGTGATCATATACTTTCAAAACTCGGGGCCCTTGATGCTCCTGGGAGTCGCTCTCGCTCCCAGGGGCATTTTTTGTCGGGTAAGTTCAACTCAACCTTGGTCAAGGACCCAACCACGGGGTACCTGTCCCCATCTGGGGTTGGCAATATGTCGAACCAGTTTGATGCTAGGCGCAAGAAGAAGTTCATCGACATAGCAAAAGACCTGTGGCCTAACCTAGCAGCTGTGTGCGAGATGGTTGGGATAAGCAGAGGGACCCTCAAGAACCATCTTATGGTAGATGGTAGGTTCCGGGAAGACTTAGACCTGATCCGTGAAGCGTCAGTTGATACTGTTGAAAAAAACATGTTTGTTTTCTCGAATCGACCTTCAAACTTCATGGACCGGATGGCGATCATGCGAGCGTATAGGGGAGATCTTTATAACCCAAAAACTACGATCACGTATGAGCATAAGATCTCGAGGGAAGAAAGCGAGAAGCGGCGGATGAACCTGGCTAATGCCATTGATGTTGAGGTCCTGGCGACGGCTTCAGAGGTTCTGGAAGATGAGGTCAGGTCACAACCAGCTTTAGTGATGATGGAAGAATCAAAAGAGATGGTCCAGGCTCCACAGCCCGTGGACCCATTACAAATGATGGAGGACATGTAGATGAACATCAATGAGTTCGCAAGAAACGTCACGATTGAAGAGTCAGGTAAACAAGAGGTCAGCATCGCGCAGGTGAAGGAGATCTTGAGGATCATCAACAAGCTCACCGGTGGGGTGTTGTACCTTGTCATACGGCTGATTTAATGGAGGAAGCATGAAAAGGTTACTTGGTCTTGCAGGGTTACTAGTTTTTGTAGGTTTTGCACAAGCGGCTCAATATGACGTGCAGACCTTGCGCTATAGGCAAGCAATTGCTGCGCATGTTGCTACAGCTACTGTCATTATTGATCTTTCAAATACCACTAATTGGAACCACGACCCTTCAAAAGAGCTTCATCTATATGATGTTCGTGTAGGTGTTGATAAGGCTGCGACTTCAACCTGCACCGTGAAACTTGGTGTAGTGACGTTTAGTAGTGCAACTCAAGGAAATGCCTCATATTTTTTAAGCCTCGAGAACACAAAAAATGTCTCGAACACCAATAATGAGGTTAGGATGGGCCTTGGGAATGAGGTTGTCTATAATCTCCGTGTTAAAGGTGGGGTAACACCATATATCTTTTCTAATGATACAATTTCTGCATCCTCACTGTATCAATCCAGCACCACGATCCCCTCAGCATTAGGTACAAATGTACGAGTGGCAGCTGGTGATTTGGTGCTATATATGAGGGCTGGTGCAGCTGCTATTACTGTTTATGTGGAGCTTAAATATAAAGGGGAAGATTAAATTAACAAGGAAGGTGTTATCATGGTAGATAACTTGAAGGTAGTGATCAAACCAACGGCTAATAAGCTGTTAGTAAAGCTAGCAAGCCAGAGCGATGAGACAAAATCTGGTCTCAAGATAGTGAAAAAAGATGAGCAGTGGCAAGAAGAGACAGTCAAAGCCGAGATCTTAGCGAAACATGATGGTGTTAAAGATGTTGAAGTTGGTGAGGTGGTGCTTATTGCTGGCCACGCGGGTAAGTGGCTTGACCCAGGGCTCATTGAAGAAGCTGATAAGGGATTTATTTATCGCATCATTGAAGCTGATGAGATCATCGCGGTTCTTGACTTGGTGGGAGGCTAACATGGTACTTGAAAAACAAATAGAGGTCGGTCCTAATGAAAACAATGTCTATATGGCTGTTATTCGGCGGTCACCTCACTCTCTTTATCTGGATGTTAATAGGTGGTTCATGGGTCTAGGAGCAAAGACCATTCTATCACACGCGCAATCTGAATCAGATGGAAATATCACAATTACAATCTTCTACCGAAAAGATTAACTATCCTGAAAAAGATGACCGACGAATCCAGGTGTTGGACTTCTTGGGTTACAAGATCTATGTTGGACGTAACGCGCTCTCGAATGATAGGTTAGTCACAGAGCACAAAGTTCTCCATAAAAAATGTATCTGGGTGCATGTGTTCCAGGCTAAAGGTTCGCATGTTATCATCTGCAGAGATGATGTTGAAGGTCCAGTAAATGAGACGGTGTTTCGACGTGCTATGGACCTTGCACTTTGGTTCTCTGCTGAGCGCGAGAAGAACAAAAAGATCATCTGGGCCGAGTTACAAGATGTTTTTAAACCAATTGAAGGGGTTAGTGGTGCTTGGAAAACCTATAAAAAAGACCATGTTATTGAAGTATGAACGGACTAACCCGTTGAGTAAGATGCATGTTGAAGTTTTTACTAATGATAGGTTTGAAGATGTTGTTGATGACCTAAAAGAAAATGGGGCGACGTTAACTGAGTTTAGGTGCATCTATTGCGGGTTAAACATTGTGATTATTGACATGAAACCGATAAAAAATATTTGTCCTATGTGTTTTATCCACTTAAACTGATGGAAACAGAGCTAACTCAACGGCCAGAACAGGTATTTGCTGACGAGCGTAGAGCTTGTTATCTTGACCCAATGATCTTGCTCAAGTTGGGTTACTTGAAGATTAAGAACAAGGACCAAAAGCTAGTCCCGTTTCAGCTAAATGAGGTCCAACTTCAACTCCTTGAGGTGATCAAGAAGCAAAGGATCTTAAAAAAACCTGTTAGGATTTGCATCCTCAAAGGAAGACAGTTTGGGATCAGCACGATGTCAGAGGCAATCATCTTTGCACTCGCTTCACAACGTCCATACATCAATTCCTTAATCATGGCTGACAATGAAGATGGGGCAAACTACCTTTTTGAGATGTGTAAGCTTTACCACGATGAGTTAGCTAGAGAGTATCATCACTTAGCACCGGAAAAGAAGGTGTCTAATGAGAAAAAGTTAGAATTTGCTGGAATGCTCTCACAGGTGATTATTGACACAGCTAAAAATGTGGATGCCGGTAGAAAGTACACTTTCCATGCAGCTCATCTGTCAGAAGTTGCCAGATTTAAAGATTTTGATCAAAGTCTTCTTTCATTGATGCAATCGATACCTGATCGTCCTGAAACTTTCTGCTTGCTTGAGACAACTGCTAATGGTGAGAATGCATTTTGTAATTTCTGGAATCGTATAGTTCAATTATGGAATGCAGATCCAGATACGTGTGACTGGGTGCCGTTATTCTTGTCGTGGAAAGATCATAAAGAATATAGCCGCCCATTTAAGAATATAGCTGATCAGAATCAATTTATAAGCTCCTTGAGCAAGAAAGAGCGCGAGATCATGGAGGAACACAAGCTCACGCATGAGCAGATGAACTGGCGGCGCCATAGCCTAGTCAACAAATGTGGCGGTGATGAGACTAAGTTTAAGCAAGAATACCCGTTAACTGCAGAAGAAGCTTTCATCACGTCTGGTAAGAGGGTCTTTAAAGAGTTCATGACAAAACCTCAAGAGCGAAACATCGTGAAACCACGTTTTCGTGGAAATGTTGAGCTTGTTAATGGGGTACCCATCTTCATCCCAGATGATCTGGGGGACGTGATGTTTTTTCGCATGCCACAACGCGGGCATATGTATACTATTGGTGTTGACTCATCAGAAGGTAGCATTGGGAATGATTACTCATGCGCCCAGGTGATTGATAGGACCACATGGGAACAGGTAGCTGTGTTGCATGGATCCATTGATCCTGAGATTTTAGGTACAAAATGTGCTATTTTAGGCCGTTACTTTAATTACGCGTTAGTTGCGCCTGAGTCAAACTTCCATGGGATCGTGACATTACGTGCATTGGCCAACCTTGGTTATCCAAATATCTGCAAACGGATGAAACTTACCATGGTTGATAACGGGAACTATGAGGAAGGTGAAGATATTGGGTGGGTTACTAATACTAAGACAAAATCTGTCATCCTTTCAGACTTAAAAGAAGCCTTGCGTGAGGCTTCTGTTATAATCCACGACCAAGCGACCTTGTCTGAGATAAAGCACTATTCTGTTCTAGAAGAAAGAGAAAGTGGTATACCTAGATATGGTGGTGCTGGTGGGTTTAATGATGATAGAGTGATCGCGCTTTGTATTGCAATGCATTATGCTAAAGAGCTACCAGAATATCAGCGGGCAGACGTAGATGAGCAACCTAGATACCATCTTAGGACTAAAACAGGGTACGGTTAACAAGGAGGAGTTATGACGTTTGATGACAAAATAGAGAAGTTAGAATCTAAACCAGGGGCATCACAAGTTTTTCTTGGTGATGACGGGTTCTTGAAGATCATAATTGATCTCAACATTAAGGATGATATGTTTGTTGAGACAAGAGTAGGTGCCTTTGGGACCCTAGAGTGGGCTAAAGAGCTTGTTTCTAGATTTATAATGGCTAAAGAGATGAAATATGCCAAAGATAAGGCGTTAGCCAAAGGAATTGTTGTACCTAAGATGGAAGTGCGCAGGCCAAATTAATGTTAGATAAAGATAAACAAACATCAAGTGACCAGCTAGATGATGAGTCTTCTTTCAACGAGGATGATGATTTTTATTACAGAAAGAAGAGGATAAAAAATCGTCTTGGGTGTATCTTCGTTGAAAATGATGCGGATTTGTCGCTCAATAAGTTGGCAAGTACTCAAAGGAGGGAATATGGCAAAGATCAGTAGGATGAAGAAACGAAAGATTAAATCTAAAAGTTCAAATTTTTTAGGTATGGATTTTTCTGATGGTGAGCAGAATAAGTTGTCTAGACCATTGACAGACGTCAAAGAAAATTTAGCAGACAAGACTTTGGCTAAATTAAAACAGGGTAATGGCAGTATGATGGCTAAAAAGCAAATGAAACAGATGAAAAGGAGGATGATGAAATGAGTCAATTACAAAAACAAAATGCAGGAGTTTGGCCTGATGGACCTAAGCAAGAACGTGTTAAAGGTAAAGATGTATCACCTAAATCAGGAACCTTTAAGACAGGTGCTATCCTGTCTAAACTTCCTAGTCATCAACCGTTAGATTCTGGTGGTGTCTCAGAAAAAAACTTCCAAGATCTTCGTAATTCAACCATCAAGAAAGGTAGCATCTAAGACCCATGTTGACTGTCTCTCGTGAGCAAGCTATATTGTTAGGAGTTACCCCACCTCCACAAGGTGAGGTACCTTTATCGCCTCAAACGACTGTAAAAAAGCTTAAAAAATCTGCTCATTTTTACAGACGCCAAGAACCATTAACTGTTGAGCAAAAAGACAAGCTCCGAGAGGTTCTTAGTAATATTTACCGAGAGTGGCAAGCCAATACATCGTTGCTTAGAAATAAGTTACGCAAGGCAAATGACCTTATGGAAGGTATTAAGGATGCTAAAGACTTTCCATGGGAAGGTTGTAGTAATCTTCATGTGCCAATCATAGAGATACATATCACAATCTTGCATTCTGTGGTCTCTTCAACAATGTTAGATAATGATCCTATTTGGTATGTACGGATTAAACGTGATGATGTTCCAGAAGGTCTTGACAGCGAGATTGAGTCATTTCTAAACTCAGTTTCAAAGCTTGAACTTAAGATTGACTCAACGCTATCTGATATCTATTGGAATGCATATCGTGATGGAACAGCCTTTGGTGATTTAGATTGGGTTGAAGAATATAGTACTCAATATGACATCTTACGATTTATGACACCAGAGAGTTTTATTGAAGCTTTTCCTACACCAGAAAGCGCTGGTATTTCGTTTGAGAAATATAATGGCATAATTGAAGAGATAGTGATGACAGGTGAGGTACAACTTAAGGTTGAAGAGTATATTGCTATCTATAGAGGACCTAAGTTAAGACAGGTTGAGTTGAAAAATTTAGTTATAGTGCCTACTACTTCACCAACTCTTGAGTATGCGTTGTTTGTAGGTGACATGTTTCTAGAACGGGCAGATTATTATAAGAAGATGGTTAAACAAGAGTGGTTTGACAAGGAAGAGGTCAAAAAGATGCTCCAAAAACCTGGATTAACAGGTGCTCCTGATGAAGGATCACAAGCACAAGATAATATTGAAGGCATTTCTCGTCAAAGAATCACAAAACCAGATGAATATTGGAGTATGCAAGGTGTTATAAATATTAATATTGGTGCTTTAGTGGATCCTGATGATATGGAACCTGAGAAAAGATACTTAGTTTGGTTTAACCCTGACAGTAAAACTATCCTTCGATTTGAGTGTTATCCTTATCTGCATAATCGAGTTAAATATATCCCTTGGCGGTTTAAGAAAAGACCTAAACGATTGTTAGGTCAATCTATCTACGAACAGCTAGGTGATATAAACGAAGAGATAGACACACAGCATAATCAACGTATTGATAGCCGTACAATTTCAACAGTGCCTTCCTTCTTAAAGGTTGATAATTTTGAGTTCAATCCTACTCGAAAAGACCAAAGATTTTTCCCAGGATGTACTTTTAAAGTCTCAAATATGAATCAGATAAAGCAATTTGAGATAAAACAGACCGATTTAGGTCAAAGTTTACAAGAAGAGCAGAATTTGATGTATCTTGCAGAACTTCGTACTGGTGCTTCGTCACTTCGATCAGGTAGAGAGGCTTCTCGTGATCCTCGTGCATCAGGAAAGAAGATCCAATTACAACTTGCTCAAAGTGATATCAGAGTTGACGATCATATGCGAGAACTTCGCATTGGAACTGCTGAAGTTGGGATCCAGATCTTAGAACTTTATTATCAGTATGCACCAGAGACTATTGTGTATTCAAGCAAGGACCCTAATACTGGTAAGTTTATTCAGAATCAGATAGCCAGACAGAAGTTACGCGCTCGAGACCTATATCTTGAGGTGGCTAGGACCTCCATCAATGATAATCCTGACCAATTATTTCAACGAGAGTTAACATTATATCAACTTTTGTCTAATGAACCATTGATTGGAACAAATATGATCAGGCGACGAGAGTTGATAGTACGGGTCCTAACAGCTATGCGGCAACGTAATATCTATAAGTTGATCCCAACGATGGAACAGATGCTCCAAGAGTTACAACAGCAAGAACAGATGTTAAGCCCTCTTGCACCTGAAACACATCAGATGTTAGGGAGAACATTGGCAGGTACTCAGGGCAAGCAACAAAAGAGCGAGGGTGGTATAGCACGCAAACGACCATTTGACACAAGTAATTCAACTAAACAAGTACAATCATAGGAGATTAACATGCAAACTGAGCTAACATTACACGCAAAGAAACAAGAACAGCTGGCCGTAAAGAGAGCTTATCAAGAAGAGATCATTAAAGCATCGGCCAGATATGAGCGTCTTTTAGCAAATAAAGACTTCCAGGATGTTCTTACTGATCTTAAGAATCTTGTTAAGTTACACCAGGATGAGATCTTAGGATTTTTAAGGGTGTATTCGTTGACAAGTTCATTTTTCAAAAAGATGCGTTTAGTAGAAGTCATGTCACAGCATCAGATTCGAAAGGAACAAATTGAAGAGGCTATCAATTATCCCTCTTTAATAGTTCAAAATGCTGAAATTGCCAGAGAAGATCTAGCAAAATTGAAGGAACAAGAAAAGGAGAACTCAAATGTCTGATCCAGTTAAAGAGCTTGAAAACGATGAAAAAGTAGAAGAGAAGGTTGAGCAGGAGAAAGAAAAAGTTGAAGAAAAACAAACTTCTAACGCAGATGTAGTTTCTGCTATTAAAGAGGTTAAAGAAGCATTAACTAAATCTGATCGACCAGCACCTAGTCGACAGCAAATTAGAGACATGTTAAAGGATAAGACTGGATTTACAGACGCTCAACTTGATGTAGTTGAACAAATGCAAGCTGCGTCTACTACTATTAGCTCTAAAAAAGTAGCTGAACTTCAGGAAAAAGTGGCTTGGGCTGAGTTCAAAGATGAGGTGGGTGGAAGATTGGATTCTGGTCTAGAAAAGATTATGAAGGAAGAATTAAGCCAGTATGAACCTGAACTCCGTGGTGATAAGGTGCTCATTAAAAAGGTATTTTATCTTGCTAAGGGGATCATGGCAGAAAAGATTGAGAAGGCTAAAAAAGCTGATCCAAATAACAAAACTGATGTCAATAATGCTGATAACATTGTAGGGAGGAAAATTGTGGATAATACACCTGGGTCGGCTTCAGGACTAGATGGGGGGGCTAAACCTGCTGGTAAGACCAATGACCTATCTGATGATGAGAAGATTGTTGCTAAGAAGATGGGTGTAACTGAAGATGACTATGCTAAATCTAAGACTACTAAAATTATTAGTCAGTTAAAAGGGTCTAAATGATCAATGTTCATCCAACAGAAACCGCTGGTGATGGGAAGTGGCTACGTAAGTTTGCCACTGATAAACCTGGTGCATTAAAAGATAAACGTATTAGGTGTGCACAATGCGGATTTCCATTTAGAACTGATGTTGATGTTTCTGGTGATTCACAGGATAGTCCTGGTCTAGCGCAGGCTAATGAGGTCGTAACCATCGATAATGATCAAGATAAGGTCCCAATACATTTAAAGGGGTTAACTGCTTTTACAGCTGTGTCACGAACTATTACAGGAGTAACAGTTAGTTCTGGGTGCAGGTTTTGTGGCACTTATAACCCAAAAGGAAAAGAAAGCCGAGAATTTGATACATTTCATAAAGACATGTCAGGTCGTTAGTTAACTTGCAGACCTACCATTTTTGCCAACCTTGTTGTTTACCATAAAAAAAATTAAGGAGAAATTCAATGAAATTTCACTACGACTTATCTGGTTGTCAACAGATTATCAAAGACATCCCTATCTATGGGGCTGGTTCTGGTCTACTTGAAGGTGCTACTATCATGAAAGGTGCTACTGCTGGTACTGATCAAGGTTTCGGTGTCATTGCGACTGCTGCGTCTCTTGCTAGTGTTCTAGGTGTGCTTGCAGAAGTACATGCTGATCCTGGTGCTGCAGGTGATGATTCTAAGCAAGATGGCACGGTTATTACTTACCGTAAGGTACTTATAAACCCGTTTGCTGTCTTTTTGGCTGAAAATTATCCTGGTAGTCTTGCTATTGATGCTGCTAGTGCCACTACGAATGTGGTTATCACGAACCTTGAGGATAACATTGATGGTGGTTGGATCCTTGGGTCTGATGGTATGTTGCAGTATTTGACAGCGTCTGCCGCTGGATCTGCTACTACAAAGTCTGCTCATGGTTGGGATGCCGCTGACACTGCTACTAAAATCTTGCCATTGTTTCATGCCTTATTGACGCTTAAAACAACTGCTGAGAAGCTTCAAAATGCAGCCGCTGTTGGTACTGGTAAAGCTCGTGTCATTGAGAATTACATTCAAGCAGCTGGTGTGCCTCGGCAGAAGCTTGATCCAACTAAACATTCTGGTATAACCTACACTGATTGCAAGATCTTTACGGACATTTTGTTCACTGATCATGCTTTTGGTATTAACGGTTAATAAGGAGGATAAGTAAAATGACGATGATACAAGAAAACTGGCCGAATCTGCTTGAACCTGGACTTCGTAAAGTTTTTGCAGATGTTTTTAATCGGCAAGAGTCGATGTTACCCATATTGTTTAGCATGCAAGAATCTAGCAAAGCCGTGGAACATGATCTTGAGATGGGTGATATCTCGGATTTTGAGCCTTTTGAAGGTTCAATCCCATATGATGACACCGGTGAAGGTTACAAGACTGATTATACGCATCTTGAATATGCTCGTGGTATTAAGATTGAAAGACGTCTCGTCTTGAATGATCAGTATTCTGTAATTAACCGGAGACCTCAAGCTCTTGGTTTGGCTGCGTATCGGCGACGTGAGGCCGATGGCGCTAGCGTGTTTAATAACTCGTTTAATACAGCCATTGTTGGTGGTGATTCATTGTGCCTTTGTAATTCTGCGCACACCTCAAAAGTTGGTGGCGCTAATCAGTCTAACGTTGGTACAGATGCATTTTCACCTACTGCTGTTGAAACAGTTAGACAGGCTATGACAGCATTCAAGTCAAATCGTGATAACATCATCACTGTTAAACCTGACATGCTCATTGTTCCTCTTCAACTTGAAGAGAAAGCATTTGAGCTTATTAACTCTAAGGGTAAGGTAGATACTGCCCAGAATAATGCTAACTTCCATCAAGGGAAGTATAAGCTTGTTGTGTGGCCTAACTATCTGACCTCGTCAACTGATTGGTGGATGGTTGACTCTGAGTTGATGAAGATGTTTCTGTTATGGTTTGACCGTGAACCGGTACAGTTCTTCAAAGATCGAGACTTTGATACTCTGCAAGCTAAATATGCTGGTTATGCATATTATTCTTTCGGATGGTCTGATTGGAGATGGATCTACGGTTCTAACTCGTAATATCATTGGAGGATATTATGGCTGCTATTGATGTAACAAAATTGGAAAAGCTTTCTGTTTCTCAACGGGATGCTCTGAAACAACAGGTTGAAACTCAGGAGGAACAGTTAAAAAATCCTGAGAATCTTGAAGCTGCTGGCCAAAATGCCATCAGTGAGATGCAAACAGATATTGCTAAGAAGCGTGATCTTCTTGAAAGAGATGATCAGCTACGGGCTGTATCTGGTGAAAAAGATCGTATGGCTGCCCGGAAAAAAGAGATCGAAAGGATTATAGTCCCAGAGATGCCGACGCATAATGAGATGTGGGCCAAGGCTGGTACTGAAGAGTCCGATAGAGCTGTTCAAAAAAATCTAAGGTTTACACGTAAATACGCAACCTTAGTTCGTGAGTGGCAGATTCTTGCTAAACGACTTGAACCGGATGATCCTTGGGCGCAAAGTATTGAGACAATACGACCCAAACTGTAGGAGGTTAAGATGAAGAAATTCATTAGAAAATGGAACATTCTTGTTTTTGCATTGATGGCTCCCATGTTGTTGTTTGCTACATATACATATCTAGATTATCAAGTCAGTGGATCAAGTATTTTTAGGATCTTGTCAGATGGTAGTGTTGAGATAGCAGGTACTTTAACTGCTCCCGATATTACTGTTAGTGATGATCTCACTGTTACTGATGATCTAAATATCCTTGGTTCAACTGGTGATAATATATACTGGGGTAGTTCAAGTGCTTCTATTAGTACTGCTACTACATCTGGTACTAGTCGTGGGACCATTGTATATGTGTATTTGAAAGGTACACAGGCTGCTATTGAAGGTTCTCTTCTTGTATCTACAACTCCAGCTAGCACCAATAATGGTGTTACTGTTGCAGTATGCAATATTGCTGCAGATAAAACAGGCTGGTTAGGTATTGCTTCTGCGGCTGCTTCAACTGGTTCTATAGTGGGTATGTATACTGATGGGTTTGTTTTAGCATTAGCTACTGGAGCTATAACTGCAGGTGGAACGTTGGTTAATAGTACCGTTTCACGGGGTTATTTGATGACTGACATCACTCCTACGACTGGAGCCGATGTTGGCGTAGCTATGTCAGCAAGGGCAACTACGGCTGGTGGACTGATACTTATTAAATTGCGCTAAGAGGAGGTTCTTATGAGCCTTCTAATTCCAAAAAGAGGGGGGTGCCTATGAAAAGTAGGTTGAAACATTATTTTGTTATCCTAGTTTTTTTACTGGCATCCCCTTCTTACGGGATGACGGTTGCTGAGATCTTAAGCAGAGTTCGTGTTAATCTTAAAGATCAATCTGTTGCTACAGATAGACAGCAATTTAATGACACCTCATTAATTCAGTATCTCAATGATGGTCAACGTGAAGCTAATGTCTTAGCGTGGTTATTACAAGATATCTATACCATTACTCTGGTGTCTGGTACCAGAGAATATAACCTTCCTGCTGACTTCTTGTCTACTAGTCGTGTGTTGCATAATAATCTTAAGCTAGAACAAACTAGTTTAGATCAGCTTGATGCTGATTCTAAGGGATGGTTAGCAGCTACTGGAGCAACACCTCAAAAGTATTATCTCTATCGTTCAACTTACACGTTGATGGGTTTTCATCCAAAACCTACTAGCCCAACTGTTACCTCTGTGGTTGTTTATTATATAAAACAACCCGTTGAGATTACTGCAACTACTGAGACCCCTTGGAATGGTTGGAATACTTTAACTCCTTATCATAGCGCTCTTGTCTATTATGTGACATATCGAGCTTTTCGTGCTCTCGAAGAAAATGATCTAGCCAACATGTATTATCAAGAATGGGCTACCTCAATTGAGATGATGCGTAAAGGTATCTATTCAATGCCTGATTTTAACCCTGGGTTTACTGGTAAACGTGAATGAAAAAGCTGCTATATGCTATTGTCTTAGCAGGCTCTCTTGCTTATGCTGAAGGTGAGAAGCCTTTTATATTCACTAATTTTACTGGTGGGTTGAACTCTAATTATTCATCATTAACCATCGCTGATGATGAGGTGCAAGATGTATTAAATATGTGGTTTGATGAGGACAACTCTCTTGTCAAACGGAATGGTTACACTACCTATGGAACTACAGGGACCTTTAGGTTTACCAATGGTTGGAAGTACACTGACTCAAGCAATAATAACTGGATCGTTGTCCTGTCTTCTGATGCTATTAGGGCCTCGAAAGGAACTGGTGTTTTTACAGTTAAGATTGCAACTGTACCTGCACCAGCAACTAGTTTAGTTGGTGCTGTTAATGCTTTCGGCAAGATCTATTTTGTTGACCTTGTGCAAGGAGTTTATTCTTGGGACGGGACTCAAACTGCTAAACCAGCGGTCTTTTTAACAGGATCACCTTTAGGTGAGTTGATCACCGAGTTTAAAGGTAGACTTTGGGTAGCAGGTAAAGCGCATCCTAATCAAAATGAACTTTCCTCATCTGAGTATCTTGATGCTACCAACTGGGCGACTGGTTCATTGGCGACTGATCCAGTTACCTATATTGTTGGGTTGACCGATAAATCTGATGGGATCACTGGATTATTTTCCGGGTTGAATGATGCTATTTATATTCCTAAGAAAGATTCGATGCATGCCTTATACGGGTTTGACCAGGATGACTTTCAAGTCAGGGTTTTAACCTCAGAATATGGCTGTATTGATGCTGGTACAATTCAACCGTTTGCTGGTGGAATTTTATGTCTCAGTAAACGTGGGTTTGATTTATTCGACGGGGTCAGTTGGAACCCTGTGTCGAAGAAGATCCTTAATAGGCTTCAACCAGCTTTATATTCTTCCTTTAGCCAAAAATCATGGACCTTAACAAGTGAGGATGAGTTTAATGATGGCAGCGGCACACCGACAGGATGGACCTCAACTACAATTAGCCCAGGTACGGTAGTTTTAGGCACAGATGCCGCTCATGCAGATTTTGTTGACACCTCATCTGCTAATTTTAGTGCCGGTACGTTGGTTAATCTTAGCACGATTACAACAGCGAACAGTCTTACGTTAAAAACATGGGCAACTATTCCTACAGATATTACTCAAGATACAGGTGGTCCTCCGTATGATTGTAATTTTGAAAATTGTAATGATGCACCATGGGAAGGATTACCTGTAGCACAAAGTTTTGTAGCACCATCAACACCATGCTACATACATTCAATTTCTGTTTATTTAAACAGCGCACCTGGAGCTTCATTAGGATTCGCCATTAGGTCAACTGTTGGAGGGGCTAATCTTGCATCTGGTTCTATAGCGAATGGTACAGGATGGAAAGAAGCGCATTTGAGTACACCATACTATGCTACACCTGGAGCAACTTACTGGATTTATATGCCAGGTGATCCTGATCATTGTACTATATTTGATTCAGTAACAGGAAATCCATATGCTGGAGGATATGCTTGGTATGACGGGGCTGCATGTGCAGCTGATGATTTACGATTCAGGGTTGATTTTACCTCTGCCACATTTTATTATTCTACTGGAACAATTCTTTCTCGTACGTTTGACGTGGGCATTACAACAGCTTCTTGGCTTTGGTCTTGGGGTGCATTAACAGGTGGTGCGTCAAAACCAGCAGGAACTAACATTATTTATCAGACTCAAACATCAAGTGCTAGTCCTGCAACAACTTGGACAACTTTAACTAGTACATTTGCTAGTGGTGGTAATGTATCTTCTACAGTAAAACGATATTTACGATACAAGGCAACTTTAACTACAACTGATACCATTACAAAAACACCAACGTTAAATGATGTGACAATCTCAATGAGCGAGAAACGAAGACCGTATGGTACCTATATTTCACCTATCTATAATATAGGTTCTGGCATTGCTTCGTTTGGTTCATTTGATGCCACCTTTGATCTTGGAAGTGGTAGTATAAATTTTGCAGTTTGTGTCTCTACCTTTGCTGCCTTTACTAAAAGTACCTGTACCGTTCAGACGGTAAATGCACAAATTACAGCAACACCGAAGGCGTATATCCAGTACAGGGCAACCTTTACAATTACCGCGGCGACCCAAGCACCAATTTTGTACAATACCACAGTCAAGTGGAACGAGGGTACCAGGCGACCACGGATGACAAGTGTAATCTATAAGGATCGGTACTGGGTATCGTTGGCAACGAATAGCCTTAGTAATAACAATGATGCAACCTTTGTACTGTCAAAGGGCGCGGCTAATAACAAGCTTAATTGGACCGAGTTTAACATCGGTGCCGGGGCGTTTATCATCTATAAGGATGAGCTTTATCACGCCGATGCGTATCCTAGCGGCAGGGTGTATCTTGATAACCAGGGGTATAGTGATGCTGGTGCAGCGATTAATGCCTTCGTCAAGACAAAAGATTACGCGTTAGATGGTGTGATGAATGATAAGTTGTATAAGGAATTTTGGCTGCTTGCTGATGCGTTAGGTGCCTATAACATTAACACCACCTACTATCTTGACCGAGAAAGCACTGAGTATTCTTTGAGTTCCGTGCTTGCGAATGAACAAGTTGGATTTATCAGCCTAAAATTGCCGTTCCCGTTTGATGCTGATCATCAGGTCTTTGGCCGTTCAATAGCATTTAAATTTCAAAATGATGAACTTAATGCGCCCATGCGATTGTATGGCGGCAATTTAATCTATAAGATGAGACCTATTCAATGAAAAAATTTATCTGGTTGATTTTCCTAGCTGGTAATTTGTATGCCGCTGGTCCTATTTACCAGCATAAGGATAATGAAATTCAACGGGAGTTTCAGGAGCTGTATAAGACTCTTGATCAAGTTACTGGTAATGATTCAGTTGGTAATATCATCGGGGAGATAAAAATTTACAGCGGGGATACGGCACCTACTGGTTGGTTTATTTGTGACGGTTCTTCTGTTAGTAGGACTACTTATGCTGCTCTTTTTGCCGTTATAGGCGAGAGATTTGGCCAAGGTGATAATACAACAACATTTACCTTGCCTGATTTTCGTGGAAGATTTTTACGCGGGCGTGATGGTTCTGCAGGGCGTGATCCCAATGACACAACTAGAACTGCAATGGCTACAGGTGGTGCTACTGGCGATAATGTAGGTTCTATTCAAGGGCAGATGACAAAACTACCAACATCAGCTTTTACAACTAGTGATCCAGGGGATCATTCACATACTTACCAATTCTCTGGGATAGGTACTGCTGCTAACAACGTTCCAGAAAAATCAGATGGAAATAATACTATTTATACGAATGAGACAGATAATGATGGCGGGGCGCATACACACACGATAGGTGGTGGTGATGTAGAAACACGCCCAATAAATATTTATGTCAACTATATCATACGGTATTAAAGGAGGATCTAATGCCTAGTATAAATGAATCACGAAACGCTATCACACAAGCTTTTAAATCTTTTGGATATACCCCCTCAAAAGAGGAGGTTGATCAACTTCTTTCAATTGGCACCGCTAGAGGTGATAGTACCGCTAAGGTCTTTGGTTCTGTTGCCAACTATGTTCGGACGGTACGTTTGCAACAGGAACGCAAGCAGAATGATCCCCTCAATCAGGTGATCGCGGATGAACGAGGATTTTTCTCAGAAACTGAGAAGCGTACGGCTGATCTTGAGGGCAACCTAGAAGGTCCTGTTAAGTTATTTGGGGCCCTTGATGAAAATCAGGTACAGCAATATCTTGCCCCGTTGACCCAGTCAACCTTAGAAAGTGGTGCCCGTCTACAGGGTGCTGCTGGCCGTCGTGGGCTTGGTGGTTCTTCAACTGAGATGAATGCCCTTGCTGAGAATGAACGAAAGTTCAAGGAGAACGTTCTTACAACTGGCCTCCAGACCGGGATGGATGAACGCACAAGGTTGACTCAGCTATTAATGCAACAATACGGGCTATCCGCTGGTTCGTTGCAACGTCAGGCAGGGATAGCAGGCCAACAATCAGCCGCGGCCCTCGATGAATCACAAACTCTAAGTGAGCTACCGATCTATCTTCGTGGCATCTCTGCTCAGGAGACTGCTGTTGAGGAGGCCATCAACGCACGCGAATCTGCCGCTAAAAAGGCTAAACAAGCTGGAATTGCAAGGTTGATTGGTACTAGTGTTGGCGCGGTTGGAGGTGCTCTTTTAGCGCTTCCTATTGGTGGTATGTCTGTACCGATGGGAGCTGCCCTAGGTAGCACTTTAGGTAGTTCATTAGGTGGCTCGGTTTATGGTGATGCAGGAAGTGACCCGTCGTCTGCCTTGTTGGCCCTAATGATGATGCAGCAGCGTCAACCGAGATCTAATTTTATAGGTGGTGGAACGTATAATGTGCAACCTGGTACAAATGTTACATCTGATATGGCGATTACGTAAGGAGGATTTATGGCAGGTTCATTGTTAAGTCCAGCAGCTGCTCTATTTCAAGGGGCTGCTCAAACAGAAAGTGGTATCTCAGAACGAGCAATGCAAGAACGCATAGCCGCCGATGCACGCAGGTCAAAGACCGTTGATGAGGTTATCAACTCCGCGATGCAGATACACGGGGCTAATCAACGCCAGCAAATCTCAGAGCAGGGCGCCTCTGAACGTCAGCAGGCGGAGATTGAGTCTCAATTTCTTACCATGACCCCGACCCTGAAGAAAGGTGCAGCAGAGGTTACCGGTGACCCGTCCTGGAATGAGATCCCGGATGGGTATAAGATGCGGGCAGATGTTTATTCTGGTTTACTTTCATCTGGTACAGCGATGTATAAGATGAATCAACCACAAACCCTTGAGGTCCAAGAAGGTGATCAGGTTTTTACGGCTGAATATGATCCGAAGACACGACAACTTCGTAAGCTTACGAAAGGTGGCGAGAAATTTTCACCCGATCAAAAGGACACGTCTAAAACAGGTGGTGTTTTAAACCCGTTTACCCTTCAAAATATCGTCAGACAGGATGAAAAGACGTTGCTCACCTTGCTTGACGGCAAGGGGCGAAAAGGTATACCGTCCGAAGGTATCATTCCTGGCTATAGTGATAAGGAGAAGGCTAAGTTGGCTACCCTACGTTCTCTAGCAACTAGGCTTCGAAGTAATTATACAAACCTGCAAAAGGTTGAGGCTAATCGTGGATTGCAACCTACTGAGATAGATCCAGAAGTGCTGAATACGATTGATCAGCTGTTAGCTGTAGAAAAACCTAAACCTACAGGTGCAGCTGCTACTAAGATCATATTGATTGGTACTGATGGTAAAAAATATAGCATTGAAAATACACCTGAAAAAGTAAAAAAGGCGCTTGAAAATGGCTTCCGTCGACCCTAAATTATTAGAGGAACTAGGGGCAGAACCTGTCGAGGAGACCCCTAATCAATCTACTGAACCTCAAAAAGAGGTATCTTCTGACCTGCTTAAAGAGCTAGGGGCTGAAGTTGTTGAACCTACTGCTGAGGTTGGCACTGAACCATCTGGGATGGACCTGGTTGGTCAAGCGCTCAAGACTACTTACCCTGGTCTTGCTGGTATAGCAGATATACCTGGCGTTGAACCGGTCGCTGAGGAGTTTGGCAAGCAGTTGTTTTCAGCTACCGAGGGTGTTGTCAATAACCCTGCGATGCAAACCTTAGATCCTGCTACGAAGCTTGGTATAGTTACAGCTAACACTATCCAAGGTATGTTTGATAAAGGTGGTGAGGTGGTAGCAGAGCATCTGGCTGCTGCTGGTGTTAACCCGTACATCTCTGCTGCTGCAGGTACTATAGTGGCTAGGGCTCCTGATATTGCTTTCTCTATCGAGGGTATCGCTGCTATTAGAGCAGCAGGTAATGCACGTGCGGAGGCTGCGATGTTAGATAAGATCCTGATGCGGGAAAGACCTCAGCTGACCTATCAACCTGAGCTAGGTAGACAAACTGAGGTTCCTACTACACTACTCAAAGGTGGTGAGACTGCTATTGAGCTTGGTCCCAAGGTTGAGAAACCCTTGTTGTTAGGGGCATCAAAGCAAGTTGAAGGCGAAGGTTTTGTAATGAGTGAAGCACCTGATCTAGCTAAGATCCAAGGGCAAAGACTATCTATACCTACACAAGGTGATGATGTTCCTCTTGATACTCTAAATTCCATTAAAGAACGAACTGAACATTATACTTTAGCTGATGTAATGTATGATAATGATGAAATAGAAATACGAGACATGTTCAAGTATTTACCAGCTAGATTTAAACAAAATCCTGACGATATGGTTTGGTTAATTTCTTCACCGGATACCGGTATGGAAGGAGATTTTGAAATTACAAGACTCATTGAAAAACATTTTGGGACTTCATTAAATAAAGAATTATTAGGAAAACAATTACATGAATATGCTACTGCAAAAATTAATGATATCAGTGTTTGGGTTCAACGTGTAAAGGGCGGTTTAGGTTCTAAAGCTTATAATCAATATGTCATTTCTAAAGATGATATTGGAAAGCTTGTTGATTTGGAAATTGAATCACGCCTCAGTAGACAATTCAGTGGTAAAGGTGTTGGTCTGGTAGAAAGATTTCCAACTGATGTATCTTCTTTTGATACCATCCCTGAGAAGGTAGCCCCAGCTGATAGGATGAACCCAGCTGTTACAGAGCTGGTGGATGAAAGCCGTGCACAGTTCTCTGGGGAACCAACACGGCTTAAGATCTTCAGAGACCCTGAGACTGGAAGGGCTGCCTTTAAACTTGCTAATGATCCCATGTTTGAGAAGCATGTTGCTTCTGATGTTGAGACTGCTTCTGCCCAGACTACCAAGAACTCTCCTGTTGTTAAGGAGCTTGGGCTTGATGCAAGGATAGTAGACTCAAGCCCATTATTGCAAGGTAGTGGAGAGGTGCCTGTGATCAAGGAAGGCGTGGTGGCAGGCAGCCGTAGCTGGATGCAGGATGCTTGGAACCGGATCGGTGTTGCTGCAGAGGATGCAGTCTCTGGCATGGGCGACTTTGGTAGGCAGCTTGCTAATGGGATCAGGACAGTTCGTGATGTTCCAGCAGTTCGCTATGGTGAATTTTCTGCTGAATTTGATGACTTTTTTAAGGGGATGAGCAAGAAGCAGGCACGTAAGGTAACCACCTTGTTGGCTGATGCGTTAGAAGGTAGGGCTAAAGGAAGAGGGCTACCAAAAGGTCTTCTTGAGTTCGTGCAACAGAAGCTTCGAGTCATTGCTGATGAGGCTGCAGGAGTTAAGCTTGAGGTTCGTAACCAAGTGGGAGAGACGTTACCATTTGCCCCTCGTGAGAACTACTTCCCACGGATGTTGCGGCCTGAGATCTTTGACAAGCTTATTGCAGGTGACAACAAGGTGATGCGAGAGATGGCTGAGAGGATGGTAGCTAATAGGCAAGCACCTAGCTATCCTATTGCGTTTGAACGGGTCAAGTTCATGCGTAATAAGCTTGGTTCTCAGAAGTATGGTCATCTTGAACGAGCCCGTGAGATGGACCTACCGCCTGAATATTATGACCGTAATGCTATGAGGGTGATCCCTGAGTACATGAATAGCGCTTTGCATAGGATTGAGGAGGTTCGTCAATTCGGCCTCGAGGGTGAACGAGCCTTGGAGATGATCAAGGGAATAGCCGAGACGGGGTTCGATGACAAGCTGGCAAGGACCATCTTTGAGCGATTTACTCGTATTGAACCGCGTGATCAGGTCTATCTTCGTGGGGCTCAGGGACTTCGTAATCTTGCTGCTGGGATGCTCATCCAGGCACAGTCTACTGCTCTTCAACTTGGTCAAGCCATGATGCCTGCCTATGAAGCTGGATTTATACGAGCGGTCAAAGGTTTTGCAAAGACCTTTACCTCACTTGGTGAGGCAGAGGCTAAACGTGCAGGGCAGGTCTTCACTACAGCTGCTACTGATTACATGAAGGAAGCCTATGGTGGTGGTTACGGGTTTGCAGGAAAGTTTGCTGATAAGATGATGAGCATGACTGGATTTGCAAGGATGGATCATTTTTTCCGTAAGTACTCATCGCTTGTTGGTAAGGACTACATCCCATCACTTGTAAATAAGTTGCTACGTAACCATGGTGACAAGACAGCTCTTGTTGAGTTACAGCATCTAGGTTACGACACCAATAAGATCATAGCTCAAAAGGGGTTGAATGATCTAGAGCTTAATGTTGGTGCCAAGAGGTTTGCTGACATGACACAGGGAGCACCTGATGTTACCAGGTTGCCTGAGTTCTGGACCACCTGGCAGGGTAAGTTGATGTTTCAGTTTAAGAACTTCTCCTATGTGATAGGCAAGCAGAATGCGTCCTTGATCAAGCGTGGATTTCAGACAGGGAATTTTACGCGTTTAGGCGAGATGGCGATTGGTCTTCCAGCTACTGGGTATGTCATCAAGACTATCCGCGATGCGATGGTTGGTGAGAATGATGTTGAGATCACTGGTGACGAGGACATAGATATCGCTATCCAGGTGCTAGCTAATGCTACTGCGTTTGGACCTGCTGTTGACTTGTTCTTTTTAGCAATGCAAGGTGGTGACAGATTAACCTCATTTGTTACACCCATTGCGCTTAAGAATGTCTTTGAGGTTGCTGGTGCTATTGGCACCTCTATACGAGCACAAGATCTAGAGCCTCTATTTAAGACTGCAACGAAGAAGATACCACTTTTAGGTCGTGTTTTAGCGCATCAGATGGAGGAATGATATGGCTAGTTTTGCAACTAAATCAATTGACTTTGGTTCTCCGTTCAAGCAACGGATTGCCTATACTGCAGATGGGAACCCGGAGTATATAGGAGAAGCTTATCCTGGGTATGCTACATCAGTTGCTAGGTGGCGGATTAAGAAGCTCACGTATGATGGGTCTAACGTAACACAGATTGATTGGGCTGATGGTAATGATGACTTTGATAACGTCTGGGATGATCGTGCTTCATTGTCATACTCTTAATTTATGAAAAAATTATTATTGCTATTAAGTTTTTTATGTTTTGGTTCTGTTTTACAAGCTGAGCAGACAAAGCTTAAATATAACCCATTTACGGGGAAGTTAGATTATATTACTGCACTTTCTACAATTAGCATTGAAGCAGGTGCTGGAGTGACTATTACTACTACTACAACTGGAGTTATTATTACTGCAACTGGGGGGGGTTCCGACACTCAGATTCAATTCAACGACGGCGGTTCTTTGGGCGGTGATTCCAATTTAACATGGGATAAGGTTTTGAATCACTTGTCATCCACAGGCACATTCCATCTTAGATCGGGGAGCAATTCGCTTGATTATGATTCTACTACGGTAGACCCTTTGTATGGCCTTGATTGGCCGTTGTCGATTAGGAATGGGAGTGATTTTACTGGTATGGGTAGGTGGGGTTTTGGAACATTCTCAGGCGCCCCATATTCAAGTTATTTCATGCTTGACGATTTCAATTTTTTAAATTCAACGGTAGACGGATATTTTGCCGTTCAGGGTTCTACGGGGGGGGCGGGTTTCGTCCCACGGATGAAATTTATCCTTGGAAGCGATCGTCTAGAGATTGGGCATACTGATCCGATAACATTTGACGGAGGAACGATCATATCTGAAGTGATCGTCAGTTCCGCCAATAAATCAGGGCTGTATTTTGATCCAACAAACACAGGCCCGACATTGTTATTGAGGGATCATAATGCATCATGGGACGGAAGGTTAAGGTTTGACAGTTCCGTGAGTGGAAAGGTGTTTGATATTGCTCCAGATGCAACGAATGGAGAGCTGGACATCTCGACAACGATTCATGTGTCCGGGTTGGTTATATCAAACAACGTGGAACACTTCTCTGTCGTCCTATCGACATGGTACGCCTCATCGAATTGGGCGGGTGATACCTTCCCGGTCTGGCAAGCCCCCAGAGATTACGCCATCACGATTACATCCATAACCGCCACGGCATTCTCCGCTTCCGCATCCTCCGTCACGTTCAATTTAGAGGAACGTGCGTTTAATTCCCTTAACTCTGCAGGGACGGACGTTTTCACGGTTGCGGAAGCAACAGCCAATACTACGGGTTGTCTCTATACGACATCTGGATTCACGAATCCCGGGATTGCGGCGGGAGCTTATTTGGTTTGGGACACGGACCAGGCGGCGACGGGCGCGGTGGCGAAGGGCGTTATTCTGACGGTGTATTATAAAAGACAATGAGAAAATTCTTATTCATAGCGTCGGTTGTCATGTTCCTTACAGGGATATCCAACGCCTACTATTATTATCTTGGCCCATTTGAAGTTTACGAGAGTTCAAGGGTAGCCCCGGCAGGGACAAAAGGACTTATTGATTTGAGTTGCCGGGATATTCCCAATGTGGCTTTCATTGCGTCTGAGATTGAACTTGGAAGCGGATACACTTCATTTGGTGAAGGCGATATTCAAACCATTGACGTTAATTTGGCAGACAGGATTCGATGGCTAAATATCATGGGGTATCTTCCCAGGGGTCAAAGGCTCTCTGATCTCTTATGGGATCAATTGACGGATGGATCTGATGCGATGGGTATCACGGCTCCGAAGCCACTCATCCCGACGAGCAAGGGGAAGCTGAATTTGAGGCTTGGTAAACATCCAATTGTAAGAAGTGAGAACTTCACATGGGGTGATTTTCATACCAATAAAATAAAGGCGAGGATTTTAATTGACCTGTGGAAGGCAAGACAGGCGGCCCTAGACGGAAAGATGGTAGACCCTATTACACGTCAGGTCGACCGTGATTATCACAGGCGTATTCTACAGGCTTATTGTGAAAAGTACAAAGTTGTGTGGACAGAAATCAGGCCGGACAATTGGCCGCTAAGTGAGTCGCCCCTGAATCACAATACCACTATCACGGACACCTTCCCGACCGCAGCTTGTTCGGCTTTTGAAGGTGATCTAACTTGGACAGAATTACTTGGAGATTGGGTATGCGATGGGGCCGGATGGATTAAATATCAGAGCAATCCGAAGAATTATATCCGTGCCGATTCCGATTTGTCTTCAGACGATATGTATATCCAAACTGGCATCTACGCATCTGCGTCGAACCAAGGGTACCTTCTTAGGAAAGATGATTCTTCAACCCGAACATTTTACTTTGCGGGGGATACAGCCCCCACACAAAGCTACATAAAGAAATCCGTTGCTAGCACAGAAACCGCATTAACGTCAGACGGCGGGACACTGGATTATAGTAAGACACATAAGTTTGAGGCCGATGGGAGCGATCTGACTTACTACGAAGATGGAGCTGAATTTCTATCTGTGACGGACACATCAATAACAGGCAATACGAGGGCTGGGTTATGTGGCTTTTCGTACGGTGGATGGCTTCGTAAAGATTTTGAAGCTGGGGATTTGGGTGGAGCTCCCCCAGCAACAGTTGAGCATCAAAGACGGCGCGTAGTGGTGGCACAATGAAACCTCTCGTCGCAAGACCGGTGCCAAAGGAGTTCCCGATTTCCAGCGATTTCGGGATGAGGATTCATCCTATAACGAAAGCGGAGAAATTCCACAACGGGATTGATTTCGCTTGTCCAGAGGGAACTGAGGTAAGGGCAGTCTTAGACGGAACAATCAAAAGAGTGGGTTATGAAAACGAAGGAAACCACAAACAGGGTTTTGGGTTGCGGGTCTGGCAGGAAGTCATCATTAAAGAAGAATATTTCCTCGTTGTTTACGCCCATCTTTCAGAAACGCTTGTGCAGGAGGGCGATTTTATGGGCCAGCATTCTCCCATAGGAAAATCGGGACAGACGGGATCGTCATCGGGGCCGCATCTCCACATTGGGATGAAGGCAGACGATACACCGACTTACTTAGATATGGAATTTGAGGATGCGAATAAAAAGGAGCAACCAAAAGATGTCTGACGAAGATTGCGAGACAAGGGAAGGGGATCGGAGACGGCATTGCGAGCTTGTTATTAAGCAGGAACAATGGGCCAAAGATTTTGAATACAGGTATACATCGAACGAAGAAAAGGCAAGCGATTGGCGTGAAAAGACACTGATGAGAATAGACACATTAACAGAATCCGTCAGCACCTTAACAAGACCATACAAACTTCTCATGTGGATTTTGTCCGCTGTTACGCTGTTATGGCTGGTTGACGTATTTGAATTTGTTAAGAAAATAATCACGGAGAACATTAAATGAAAACAAAGCCGCTTCCGATATTTCCAGCAATAGAATTGAAAGACGCGCCCGATTGTTCCACGCTCCTCTTCTACGGGGGAACTAAGATAACGGAGTGGTTCGGGAACAAAATTTACAAGCATCAGTACAAACCCCCGGCCTATCATGCCGCCTTTTACATAGAGAAAGGGCTGTTCCTGAATGTGGGGAAGTTTAAATGCGTCCAAGAAATAACCGCCGAATTTCTTAGCAACCGGCGCATCGACGTTATTTCCTACAAATACATTCGCATGGATCAGTTGGAACCGTTGAAGAAGGCGGCTTATCTGGATTCATCCAAGCCGAAATTAGGGATTTCACTTCCTGATTATGACTGGAAGGCGTTTTTAAGATTCGGATTTAAGTGGTTCCACCAATCAAAGAAAAACGATTTCTGTTCGGAAAATGTCGTTCAAATATTTGGAACTCAAAAGGTAAAGGTATCGAAGTACGTTGACTATGACACCGCGCCGTGGGATCTGCTTGATTACGCCTTAGAGAACCCGGATCAATGCAAAGTAGAAACCTTATGGACTGGAGGAAAATTTAAATAAACAACCAACCTTCGCACCATGCGCTTTTAAATTTTTCAGGAATCATTTGTGACCAGTATGATGAATTCATATAGTACAACCAAACGTCACCACATGATTTATCTAGGACAAGACCATTGGCTTTTGTACCTGCCTTATTAATAGACCTCATTACAGATAACTGTAACGGTGCAAAAAGTTGTAGTAGATCTTCAGTTGATTTGTTTATTGGAAACTTATCTACAACCTTAAGCTCTATATGATAAGGGTTTTTATTGAAGATAATGTATAGATCAGGAAACCCTGCCTTAAACTTAGCGTCCATGGCCCAGATAAAATCGTTAGGATGATACAACTTAAACAGCCTTACTAGTTTACTCCTCCATTCTGTTTCTTTCATCTTACCTCCTTAACCTCGGCCCAGTTTGTTTGGCTTCGTTCCATGGTATATTTAATAGGTAACTCAACCTCAGGAAAATCAGTGAGTAACTTACCAATATCTCTAGCTATTTCAACGGTTGTATTTACTGGTAGATCGAGTCTTATAGCGTCGTGAATATTTTGAACCCATTTAGGATGGAATTTTTCCTCGATCTTAACCATAGCTGCTTTCATCATGTCAGCTGCCCAACCTTGTATCAAGTGATTCACACCGGTATAAGCTTTCTGTGACTCAATACGACGCACCCTACCAAACTTATTCTTTACAAAATGACCCCATGGTTCTCGGTACATTTGTATGACGCTCATCACCTGCCGTTGAAAGGCATAGACCATTGGGAATGCATTTAGATATTTACCCTTGAACCCAGCGGCTTCAGTATCTTCTATCTTCCTACCTACATATTCAGATAGGTACCTAGCTAGTTTAGCTTTACCAACACCATAGATCATAGCGAAGTTGGTACCTTTTCCCATGGCACGTTCTTCTTTGGTGATCTGATCTACTGGTTTATTAAGTACCTCAGCAGCAGTCATAGCGTGAAGGTCAACACCTGTCTTGATAGCATTAATCATCTTGGAATCTTTACTGTACATGGCAAACCCAACCATCTCTATCTGTGACTGGTCCCAGAACCACATCTCTTCACCAGGATCTACTGTGAAGGCACGCCGAAGCTCATCATTTTTAGCTAGATTTTGCGCGTTAGGATCAGAGCAACTAAGTCTTCCAGTCCTGGTCCTAGTGAGACTGTAATCTGGGTGCACTAACCCATTAACCGCCTGTTCTTGCAGTGATATGACATAGGTTGTTAGCAGCTTAGACATTGACCTATGTTGCTGGATCCCTTTAGGAACTGGATGATCTATCTGACCTAAAGCTTCATCATCTGTTGAGTTGACACCCTTATCTGTCAGCTTAGGTACTGGAAACTTCATCTTTTTATACAGCACCTCTGCAACCTCCATTGGTGAGTCAACATCAAACTCAGCACCAAAGTTAAAGAAGATATTTTCTTTCTTATTTTTCTCGATCCGTTCTTCTAAGATGGCTTGAAAGCTCTTAAGGTAAGGAAGGTCAACAGGTAGACCATTCTTCTCCATCTTGTAGAGGATATCAAAGACCTTCATGTCAGTCTCATAGAGTTGTCTAAAGTGCTTCTCGATTGAAGGCAAGTAGTGATCATATAGCTTGATGCATAACCATGGGTCATTACCCGCGTACGGGTCCATGATATGCTCTGGCACAAGAGAAAAATCCCACTTCTCTTTGTTAGCACCAATGTTTTCTTTTAACCAACCATCCACTGCCTCCTTCTCGTCCATGGCAATGCCTAACACGGCCTTGCACCTAGGTTTTAGTGAGGTGGTTGTGTTTTCATCCATCAAATGACTCATCAACATGGTGTCACATATTTGCCCAAGGATCTCGATCCCATGAGTATGCCGTAGATGATGTCTGTCAAATTTGATGTTTTGCCCGATGATCAACTTGTTCTTATCCTCTAGGATAGATCGGAGAAAATTTTCAAGCACAGATTTATTGAAATTTGCTACCCTTATCACGAAGTTATCCTCGCCGTTTGAGAATGAATGTAAGAAGACCTTGGACCTATACCATTTAAGCCCTGTGGTCTCGGTGTCATACGCGATCTTTGACGAGTTGATCAAGATTTGTTGCACGTGGGTTAATTCATCAGATGTCTTTATGTTATAGTACATTTTTTCTCCTTAGATATTCAGCACAAATATGTTCTTTTTGTTCTAGTAAACAACCAATCTCAGACTCTTGATAGTCAGGTTTTATATTAACACCGCTGTGTAGATATTTCCGGAGCTTTAAAAAGTCATTTGAATATGCATGTAAGCTGCCATCTACCTGCGTGTAGGTACCAATATCTATGTTAAGTTGATCAGCTATGTACATCTGAATGCAGGTAAAGGTATGTATGTCGTATGGAAGCCCAAGCCAGATATCATTTGACCTCATGTAGACGATCAGATTAAGTTTATCAAGCGGCCGCCGGATAAAGTGCAAGGCAATAGTGCATGGGATATCTTTTGTTTTTGGTGGGTTTGGCCTCCAGATTGTCATGATAGCTTGCCTAGACCAGGGATCTTCTTTGAGCGTCTTTAAAACATATTCCTCTTGTTGGGCATAAGGGATCCCGTATGCCCCAAAGAAGGTCTTGCCGTCATCAGAATAGTCTGCTATCTTTGAGTTGAACCGTGAGATATAGTCAACATCATCTCTCCCGTAGATAATCCATAAAAATTCTGCAGCAGCATAAGCCACATTTAATTTCCTATTTGGGTTAAGCAAGATGTTCTTCCAAGGCTCTGTTAAAGTCATGCTTATAGGTGAAAGTTCAAGGCAATCAAACCCACGTGGGTGAGTCTCTGTACCTTCATACATGATGAGGTTTAATGCTTCATAATATAAACTAGCAATATTGTTTGATTGAAGAGTATACATTGTAGATAGGTGCCTCCTTGGTAGCTTTAAAGATATCATTTGCGTAATCTGAAACAAGATGGTACTTAAAACGTTTAAAATATTGTGGATGGGCGATCTTAATGCTGTTGACTCCTAACTTTTTCAACTTGTCATAGGCTACATTACCTAAAGCTATAAATTTAGTCTCACCAGTGCTTATTAAGAATACGACCTCTTGTTTAGTGAATGTATTAGCATTACAAACATAAACTTTACGCTCATCGATACCTGATAGTTGCATTGCGCGTTGAAGATACTCGGCGCATGGACCTCCATCAAATGGGTGGCCTAACCAAGTTGTCGTATGGTTTAAAGCTTCACCAACAAAAACATATTTAGGCCCGATGATAGTACCAATTCCAGTGCACATACTGATACCTATCCCAGCATCTATTATTAATTCCTTAACGAATGTTGTTATTGTTTCTGTAGCATGTTCTATGGAGGTACCATCCCATTCAAATAGGTGCAACACTTTACACAAGGGACATATTGCTTGGAATATTTTATACGCCTGTAAGTTTTGTTTACTTGTTATTGCATCATCACCGAGCTCTTCTAGCCTAGGTGCAATGACTGTGTATGGTGGGTTGACATGGATCAAGATACCAGCATGCAGTCTACAAAGTCTTTCAATCACTGTCATTTGTAACTGTGACATAGTTTGTTTTCCACGAAGAAGAGGTCCGTAGACTAATTCACCAATGTAGAATCTATCACAGATGATGTTACCTAGACCTTTAAAGAAACTTCCATACTCAAGTGCCGGGTCAGGTCCAGGTTTACTGAAGTGAACGATTGGCCAATTAAGTTTTTCTTTTAGCTTGTTTGCAAGCACGGTCTTGCCTGCCTTGTCTGCACCTTCTAAGATAATCAACATAGAGATGACACCCCTTTAGATTTTTTAACAATGCAATTGTAGCAAATTGATTTTTAGTTATACACTCAAGTCTTTCAACATGCTCTTTGTGCTCTCTTCCTATCCTTTCCATTAACTCCATGAATAGATCTACTAATTTTTGTTGCTCTCCCCATGGCAATGGCGCGTCAATAATCGCAATGATCAACTGACTTAATTTTTCATCTTTATCCTCTGTCATGGTAACCTCCTAAGTCGCCAGATGCAGTTCCTCGCTTTTTCGGGAAAGAGAGGTGCAAGAATAGTTGCGAGGTAGTTGGAATCATAGTACTCGCTAAGCTTCCAAAACACCTCGAGAACAGGTCCGCTTTCACTTTGTTTGATGGCACTTTGATTGATAAAAGTACCGAATACTTTTTCAATTTGAAAATGCTTTTGCAACAATGCTTTGAGCTCTTCATAGGTCCACTCCTTTATATGATTCGCAGCCATATTCTTGCCGTCATAGCAAGGTGTTGAAAGGAAAAATAAGGTCTCAATATGCATTCGTGATTTGACGTTAACCAAGAACGGCTCAACCATCTCACCAGGAACATGCTCGATAAACTCAAACGAAGTAATGATATCATAATCATCTTTAGGCACCTTCTCAAAATCTTTGCACAAATCAGCCAAAATATAGAAAATAGGAAATGGCGCTTTTGCCAACTTCTCTCTTGCATGATCAAGCATTGATTGCCTAATCTCCACGCCAGTGTAGCTAGCTGGACGAAACTTGTTAGTATAAAATGCCATACAGAGAGGCATATCAGCACAACCCAGATCAAGAATCTTCTGACCAATTTTAGCGTGTTTAAGTACATGTGTCCACCTCAAGCAATGAGCGATATAATCACGATGTTGTATCATCCTCTCCTCTGCAATGTCCATGGGAAGATGGGTCTTGTTATATTCAGTCATACTTTTTTAAATTTCCTCCATTTTAATTCATCAATTTTATGTGGATATTTAACAATTATATAATGCTTTTTACATAATCTCCAAAATTCTGTTTGTTTTACAGATTTTGTTTTTGCTGTGCAATTGATAAATTCGCAATTTTTATATTGCATTTTTTCTAGATTGTTTCTTTGCTGATCTTTTAGCTCGTTCAGGAAGTTTTTTCCCCTTACTAGCTCTATCAAACTCTTTAACTGTCTTTTTTGAGATCTTCCCAGCTTTTTCTGCATAGTGAAAGTACCGGCGTTGTGCATCTGACTTATATGGCATAGCTCCTCCTAATAACCTTTGTTTTGTCTGTCAATATTCTCCTGCATCTTTTTCCTATAAAGATCAAATACTTTGCCAGCATCCATGCCCCAGATTATGGCAAGTTCAACCACGAAGTGCAACATATCAACTATCTCAATATGGATATTGTTAAGGTCAACCTCCTTGTAACTTTTTTTCCACGGTTTCCATGGCAAAGCATCAAGAAGTTCAGTGATCTCACAACTTAATGCAGTGGTGCACGTTTGACTGAAACATGTAAGCATTCTAATAAAGTCAGTTATATCTAGCTTAATCTCTCGACCACGGATATCAATAGCTGGGATCCCAAGCTTATCCATGAGCCTCTGTTGAAGCTCAAAGATGCCTTCAAACATATCCTTTGATTGTACCTTCTCACCTGGAAGATCATGTACCTCATCATCAGTCCGTCTTGTTATTATACCATTTTGATCTTTGTGAGAATCACATTTGCAATTATCAAATTCATGCAAAATTTTTTGCATGTTTACAACATCATTTACACCAGCCATTAGAATTCCACCTCAACTTTTTGATCTTGAAGCTCAACCTGTAGCTTTCGTAGCAACGTGATGAAAGCAGGTGTCTTCGTGTATAGAGAACCATAGTGCTTTATTGCCTTATTCTTAAGAAGTTGCGAGATGATGGGTTTCACCTCCTTTTTATCCATGTTTAAAATATCTTCTAGGTCGGTTAGACGTATATATTGATGATCTAATAACCCGTCGATCAACGAGCGATGAGCAAGGACTAACCCCTTGACCTCGCTTTCATCACCTAGTTGTTGTTCCGCGATCTTTATCTTAGAGTATGCAAGATAGTTTAAGGCTTGTCCTGAATACTGCTCCTCAAGAAAATCATGCACAAATTGCACATGCTCTGGCTCAACAACCACAGTCTCACCATCCTCAGTGCTAAACAAGCTGATGGCACACGCTGTTGCGAGTCGTATTAACTTGATTCGTTGCTCTGCACCCTCAACCAATGGAATTGTAGATGAGTACCGTTGGCTCATAGTTGTAGCAAGTTGCAAACATAACTCCTCAGCTCCTCGTGTGATGACTATTTGCTCTGGCCTACGACTCCAGGCCCACATGACTAGTAGATGGCACAATTCACTAGTATATTGATGAGGCACTTGTGGTTTATTTAGAATATTGATCTTGTCTAAGGCTACTTCACCTGACATCAATCCAATAGCAAGATCAAACCTAGCTATGTCCTCAGGTCGACCAATGAGTTCCATAAGTGCTTGGACGCCAGTGTCAAATCCAGATAGGCTTTTGTTTGACCTAGGGTTCCCGGACCAAATTGCTCGTGACCTAGCAAAGATCTTTTCACTTTGAATCTTGACTATCTCTGCGATACCACTGCTCCTAACCCCTGACATCTTCCCTATATCTTCAACCTCCATCCCAGATACTTCATCAAGGATTAAAAGCCTTCGATCATTCATAGGCAGCTTGCCCCAGGTTGTGATCCACCTGCTGCCCATCTGTTGAGTCCCACCAACAAGACCGGCATAGCTGGTATTTTCACCTGTTATTAGCTCCCCAGCTCTAAAGTGATTGATTAGTGAGATAAAAGTTTCACTCTTCCCGCATCTTGTATCACCTATCACTATGACATCAACACGTCCCTTTTGTAACATCTTACCCTGAAAGAAGAAGTTTAAAGCCGAGTGGTATGCAAGGATGCATGCTACAACTAGGTTCTCACGACTATAGATGTTGGTGATGTTTATTGAAAGGTCGTTGGCAATCTCAAAGATTTTTTTTGCTACTTGTTTATCTTTCAACTGAAAGATGGTTAGAGCTTCAATCTGTTCTGGGGTTAACTTAAAATCAGCTAAGTTATCTTTAACAGCAATAGCTTTATCAAGCAACAGTGTCATGTACTGGTTCTTTGGGTTTGGGTACGGGGTCCCTTCAAAGTAATATGTATGATTGGCGCGTAAGTGATGCCCCATTGCAAATGCTTGAACCATCGTATATTCTTGCTCAAGTGAGCTAGAATATGAGATCTCTGGCGTTAACCTGACATCATACAACATGTAACAACTTTGGATAGTATACTCCCACCTAGGACAAGCCGGATAGATGGCTGTTATCTTGCGCAAGAATGTCTTTTGCTGATCTTCATTGACATCAATAGAACGCAGCACATCTTGACTGTACTCAGGGATCGTTATTTGCATCTTTCCTCCGTTATGGAACAATGGACACAGGTTACAATATTTATAGCTCCCTGCTGTTTTGCATGTGAACAGCACTTCTTTTGGTGAAACATAGGGGCTTGCATCAATTCCAGATATAGTTGCTTTAATCTGGATTCTTTGTCCCAGCAGCTCTGGTCTGTTGACATGGCTGATATCTTGCATTGTAGCTTTTTGAGGTTTTTTAACAAGCTCTTCAGTCGTTTCCACATACTGTAGTGTCTCCTTGATAAGTGTCTTTAGGTCTTCAGCTGTCGCTCCATAGGTAACAATGTAATCAGTCAAGTCTCCATTTGCTGGGCTTGTTATTGGCAGCCGTACATCTTTAAGCACACCAATAAATTTACTTAATTTCTTCAACACTAATGCTGCACCAGCTCTGCCAGCAAGATCAATGTCATATACGGCATCTACTTCCTTCAGGTGCTTGATCATCTCTGTGAACTCATCCTTCCAGGTCCCAGCACCACCAGTGACTGTCATTGCTGGAAAACCTAACTGGTTAGCTAGGATGCAGTCTAGCTCACCTTCACAGAGGAGGATATGATCAACGCCTTTGAGGACTGTATCAGGCCATAATTTCACGGTACCAAAGCCAGACCGGTATGAGAGGGTCTTAACTTGTGATTTTTTGTTTGGGCTATGTTTTCTCACATTGACCCATCGGCCACCAACGGATATTGGAATCCATAGCCGCTCACCATCATAACCCAAAAGAAACTGTTTAACTGTTTCTTCTGTGATCCCTCTTACCTCGCGTAACCACTTTAAAACACTATGGTTTTTGAGAAGAGCTTGATGGTGCTTTTCTATCTCAGCAAATGGTACATCTGGATGCTCATTTCCTGTAACAAGCCTATGAAATTTTTCAAACGCCCCACCACTAAAAGCTTTACAGGTGGGAACAAAGCACTTATATAACCCAGTTACTTTGTTGAATGAAAAACTTGCCTTATCTACATCCTTATGAACACAACAGAATCCAATTGCCTCATCACCTTGTTCTTGCGAGATCCTGACCCCAAGGTCAGAATACAAGCATATATAATCTTGAGCCACTTGTAATGCCGCCTTTTAAGTACTAATAACTTAGAAGTTATCAGTGCTTTGTGGGGTAGGGTTGATGTCATCAGTGTCTTCAATGATATTAAGCTTCTTGCCTCTTAGACTATTATACAATGCAAGCGCGCGTCTTTGCTCTTCAATTGGTAGACTCACATTATTATTCCCAGGGCTTATCCTATACGTAAAGTACTGCAGACCTTGAGGATTCTGCCGTTGCATAGATTCAAGCAGATATGATTTAGCGCATAGCGGACGTCCTTTAGACATCTCAAGCATTAATAGGCTGTTGAGATTTTTGATTGCCTTAAGCTTTGTTCGATTGCCTGACAAGGCCATTGGTACCCAGTCCTCATCTTGTCGTAGTACTAGGATCACATTCTGATACAAGTCGCAGGTTGGTTTCCCATCAGTTGAGGTCCAGGTATTGTGAGCGCACTTCTCACACTCTCCACCTGGGTCTCCTTGACCAATCTTTGCATCCGTAGAGGTGCATAAGATCCCACCACCTAACTTAAGGTCTCGCCATCTGATCCTAGACTTATTCCGCATGATGACGATAAATTCTACAGGCCCTTTACTAAGATTACGTTCAAAGCCTTTAATGTAGAATTGTCCAGGGGTACCTTTACCCTCAGTAACTTCAGGAGACAGCCCCTGTAGGATAACGACACGAGGCACTGTAACATCTTCTTGTCCCATGCCACCGTACATTTGCTCAAGGTCAGCTTTAGATACCGAGAGTTCCGCGCTAATTTCCGAGGAAGTCTTTTTTTGAAGTTCATTCTTTTTCTCCGTTGTCATTTTATCTCTCCTTTCTTTGACATTCGTAATCTAACTGAGGTTTCTGAGGTCATCTCAATTAGGTCTGCTGAAGGTACTGGCTTATCTTCTGCCATCCGTGTCTCAATCATCTCTTTTAAGCTTGGAACATGGATCTTGCGAGGTGCAATATTACCTACACCGTTGGCGTCTAACCACCCAATCATCCCATCAATGTCACTGATCTTAGGGTAGATGCTAGTTGCAAGATAGAAGGTACCAATACCATCTAGTGCGAACTTTTGAATCCCAAGCTCACTCATAACTTCTGTAAGCTCAGTTCTGATTTGGTCCAACTCTGCATCTAGACCATTGATTTGTGTCTCTAGTTCAAGCTTCTGAGTACGTAGCTCATACATCCTTTTTGCAAGGATTGTGGAGCGTGAATCAGAAGTCTTCGCTATCATCTCCATATACTGCCTCCTTAAACCTTATCTTACCTGACATGATCTGGCTCGATAGGTCTTGTTTTCGAATTAACATCCTTAAGATTGTTGAGTCTATACTAGCTTTACTGATAAGATCCACATAAGTAACGTGATTGTGCTGACCAATACGATGTAAGCGATCTTCAGCCTGTAATCTAGTCTCTGGTGAATAATCATTGCTGAAGAATACACAGTAATCGGCAGCATACAAATCGATCCCAAGGCCACCACTACGTTGATTAGCAATAAAACATCTGACATCTGGATCCTCCTGGAATGCTGTTATCCTGTAAGCTCTATCCTTAACTGGAGTTGAACCATCTAAGGTACAAAACTTAATACCCATCTTGCCTACCTCATCTTGGAGCAACTCCATTTCTTCTCTGAATGAGGTCCAGATGACGAACTTATGGGTCTTTGAGTGTTCTAGCAGCAGCTCCTTTAACTTCTCTAGTTTATTGTTCTCAAACCTATGGGTCTTTCCGTTTGGAAGATAGACAAACCCGCTTGCTATTTGTCGGAGCTTGGTAAGTTTGGCTAAGACCACTTCAGTGCGGATCTCGGTATCTTGCACAATCGAGACCATCTCTTCGCTAAGCTCTTTATAGACTCTTTTTTGGTCTTCTGACATTGGAAGTCTGTATTGCTTGTAGATCTTGTCTGGGAGGTCAAGGCATTCTGCTTTAAGTACTCGGTATGAAATGCCCGAGATTTTCTTAGAAAGTTCCTCAAGGTTTTTAAATCCAAGCACCTGATAACCACCATATCCGCCCATAAGACAATATCTATCACGAAAAAAGTACCAATTGTCTCCGAAAATATTTGGGTCGAGGAACCTGATCTGGTTAAAGAGTTCAAGAGGCGAGTTCGGAGACGGGGTACCAGTAAGGATATAGCGTCGAGAGGCAAGATTTCCAAGCTTGAGTAAGGCCTTTGCTTGCTTAGTAGCTCTGTTCTTAACTCTTGTCGACTCATCAAGCACCATGAAGCCCCATTTGATCTTAGAAAGTGCATCATATATCCTCCATGCTGACTCGTAGTTGATAATGTAGACATCTGCTGCAATTAGTAACTTTAAAGCTTTTTCTTCACAGGAGTAACCAGATAGTATCTGCACTTTTAACTTTGGTTGATGGATCTTGACCTGTCGTGCCCAGTTGTATATCACTGAGACTGGGCATACTACTAATGAAGGTCTATGCAGCTCACGGGTCTTAGGTTGATAGTAACCCAGCATATCGAGGATCACCTTCGTCTTCCCGGTGCCCATCTCCATGAAGTATGCAAAAGCTTTATTTTTAAGGCCAAGGCTTATGGCTATCTTTTGATGTTGGAATGGTTCTGTGACAAATTGAAAATCTGCTGGTAACTTAACCTTAGTACTAGTTTGCGTCTTGATCTCAATAATGCTTTGTGCTCTATCATCTTGTCTAGTTAAAATCTCTTCAACTTCTTTGTAAATTATCACATCAGTTGCTTGACTCAACAAGGTCCTTAAATGATCTAGTGACTCCCTGCTAAATGTACAGAGCCAACAACCATAGGGTTTGTACCATCGTTTTCCTTGCACAAGTTGCATGAGCCTGTTTACCTCAGGATTATAACCTTGCGGTCGAACAGCTAGTTTAGTTTTATCTTGATTTAACGTTATGGTGATCATCGATGGCCCTTATACATCTTCACATAATCAAGCTTCACAAGAAACTTGTGCTTATAGTGTGCTAGGTGATATGGGTTAAACTTGCTCTCTGGAAAATGCTTTCTAACCTCTGCGTCTATGTCTTGAAAGTTTAACGCATCTATTGTACCTTCCTCATAATGGTGTTGTAAGAATGACCGTACGATACCAACAACTGTTTTTCTAGCTGGCTGTAACGCAGGTTGAACTTGTTCATCTATAAGTTCCACGTCAGGCCTCCTTTTGTTTAACTATTTGTAATGCCTCCTGAGCTGTTAATACTTTTCCTTTTACTTTTGGAATCGAGTCAAGTAGCCAAAATGCTGTAATCTGTGGCGTGATGAGTGTCTCATTACCAGTCACCCTGCACCGCAATCTATCAGCAAAGATGATAAACTCTGTACGACCAGTCAATGGATCTTTGACACGTTCCTTGGTATATTCACCCGTCTCTTTAGACGTAAGTTGTGCTCTAATCCATTCAACACGTAACAAGTTATCTTGCAGCTCAACGAAGTTAAATGTAAGTTGATCCTTATTCACAGGTTTACCCACTTGAAGTACAGCATAATGCTGACAAGCAAGACATTGAGCAACATCAAACCATAGTCTCCAATAAAAACCATGACAATGCTGACAACGTATTCTGTCTTCAGTTACGGGGGTATAATTTTCTTCCTTAAATTTTGACAATTCTTTAGGCGCATATGAATGCGTTTCAAAGATTCTATGATAAGTCATCGTAGCTCACTTCCTTTTCTGATGCCATCAGTGTAGATCATCATCATCACCTCTGCAATGGCTTGATCTTGATGGTCAATTCCATCAGTGATCCCATGCTGGTTTAACTTTTCATGCACTAACCTTTTCTCAAAGTCAGACCAGGTGTTTTTATGTTTTTGAAATACCTGATTAATAGTTATTGAGCATGGTAACATGTCGCACCGCCTTTTCATAATAATTATATATCAAGTAAATTGATACGAACACCAATAATTTATTAAATTATTTCCTTTGAATTTCATGTGGTGTTAATTTACGGTAATTATTTTGATAATATTGATACATCAGTTTTTGAGATCTCTGGCACTCAACCCCCGTATCTGCTCTTCCCTGATCGTAGGCCGCTTGCATCATCCTCCGGCACTCACTTGGCGGGACGCACCCAAACAGAGCTATGAGGCAGATGGCCAGAATAAAAACCCATATCAGGACAACGTCAGCGCCAATTTTCATTCTATCCGGTCCCGTTCCTTGACCCGTCCCCGTACCCTGCCCCTGACCCGTCCCCTGCCCCGTACCCTGCCCCGTACCCGTACCCAAACCCTGACCCTGACCCGTACCCGTCCGAATAACCGATTATTGTTCCCATATTTTTACCCCTGAATTATCCAATTTTGATCCAGAAAATAAATGCTCAAGATTAACACATTTATTTATGCAAAACACAATCTTCCGGTTCATGTCCTCGAATTAATTTCCACATCATTCTATGCGCTCTTTCTCTTAATAACGTCAGCGCTGATTTTCATGGTTCTCATCCACTGCCCTCGCCACTGACATTGCCCCAGCCACTGCCACTGCCCCAGCCACTGCCCCAGCCACTGCACT